GCTATAGTAGTAAATGCTGCCATATTATATTGCTTTTATTAATTCAGTAGAGTAAGAGTCTCCTTGTATAAATCCAAGTTTTTTATACACTCCTACTAATCCTTTATGTTTTATAAGAGCATAAACATACTTATGCCCTGTTTTTTTAGCTAAACTTTCCAAACTTACTATAAGCCATTCGATAGCGTTTTTGCGTTGAGGTTTTTTTCGGTATGTCTTTGAAGACACTACCCAATCGACCCAAGCAACTTGTGAATTAGTGGTGTAAATAAATCCCGCACATACAGGAATTTCACCATCTAAAACCATATATCCACCCTTTCCGTCCTGTGGTAAAAAATCTTTTTGTGGAGACACCCATCCCCAATCAGACCACCATTTGCAAAGAATGGTTTCATAATCATCGTCTATTAATGGTCTTATAGTTAATTCCATTTAACTACAAAGATAATAAATTTAAGGGAAAGATTTCATCACCTCAGATTCCACCGCAAAAAGCTCTGATGCGGTTGTAGCGGAACTTACAGGCAATGTTAAAGTAAACTCACAATAATGACCCAATACTCCGTGAGACTCTGCTATGGGGTTTTTAATGTATAAGAAATATGCATTTTGAATAGGCACCGGATAAGTTGCGGTTCCACTTGCATCTACTACTAATTGATTTACACCGTTAGCTAAATTAACATTGATTTCAGTAACCACTCCTGCAAAAACAGGAGTATAAGTTGTTGCCGGTGCAACCGGAGGTTCTGCAAAATACAAGTTGTCTCCAATACTTATAATACTTCCTATACTTACTGTCAGAGGAAAATCAATTACTTGTGCGGCTTGAGGTCCACTAACCGCCACGCTATTACCAATACCATTCAATGAGCGTAGTTCAAATTCAGCCTCATTAACATTGGCTCCTGTCGGTCCATCATTTCTTACAAAAGCAAACCAAGCGGCTTCTTTTAGTTCAAAATATTCTGAGTTTATTACTCCGGTGTTTTGAATATCGGTAGTCAAAGTAGCACCCCACGCATCATCTGACTCAAGGTTTAAAGTTTTAAATAGTTTGTTTTCTAATGGCTGCTCATTAAATACACTTGTCATTTGCGAAACGTAAGCAGTACCATAAAATGTATTGTATGCAGGATTAACATTATGACGAAACAGATTACCACCTTTGAATGTGTACAAATACTGATTCATCCCAATAATATAATCAGGAATAAATGAGTAGAAGGATGGGAAACCTTTTGAACCTTCGCTATATGTTAATGTATAATTTGGCATTTTATGGACAATTAACTATGTTAGTTATTACGCTATTTTGGTCTACCGTAATTATTTGTTCGACCCCATTTGAATTTTCAATACAAAAATCACCTGCATTTGCAGGAGATGTTGCTACTTTTAATGAGCCATCACTTGTTCGCACCATAAACTCATTCACTGCCGGAACACCGGGAGTTCCATTTCTGTTAGGTACGTTATAAAAAGTTTGAGGTTTGGGGTCACCACACACTCCATTAAGAAGAGAACATTGCACACCGGTTAATGTAGCCGGACAAGGTATCTCTATCTCCCATTCAGCAGTAGCACATACCGATGCAATCTCAGCTAAAACAGTATTAGTTCCTATCCCTCCTGAATATGAAGTATAAAGGGTACACCAACCTAAAGTAGTCGCTTCTGTATTGACATCTGTTCCGCTACCTGTAACAGTTGCATTATTAGCCACCGTGTCAAATGTTGCACCATTGAAAACATTCTCATCCAAATTTTGATAACCTCCTCCATTAAGTGCAGCAGCAATACCACAATCCCCTGCACTAACGCCTAAGAAAGAAAAGTTACTATTATTAGCCGCTTCAAAATATCCAAAATTTTCAGATGTACCAAAGCTATATTCATTACTGTCATAAGTCAGCCTTATACCACTTACATTATTACCGATTGGTCTAAACCACGTTATCAATATACCCGACACAGGACTTGCATTATAAGCAATTTTATAAAGTCCTTGAGTGCTATTTACACTAATAGCTTGGTTACAAGCAGTATCACAATTTGGACAGTTTACAAGCGGTCCTAAAACTCCATTAGTTTGTAACCTAACTGTATTCCCGTCTGCATAGTATCCATCAGCAGCAGGTGTACTTAATCCTGCATCAATAAATACCGTAGTAGCAAAAGATAAGGTTGTAGCATCGATAAAATAATTTCCTAATACGGGCATAGTCTTTTCTTTATGAAGGTGTTACACAATCGCAACTACTTAAAATTAAATTAATGTTAGGGTCTAAAGATACAAAATCTGAAGCACATAGTATTACATTAGTCTGAGCCGGTATGTCTGTAAGTTGTGCTTGATTGTTGCAATCAATGTACTCAACAGTTATTGGACTGTTAGTAGGATTGTTAAGTGAATAGTTCAAACAAGCTGCTGAACATCCTCTTATGTTTAGTATTTGAGTTACATTTGCATTAGCAGGTCCTATATCGGTGCTTACTACTTCAAACACACAACCCGGAAAAGTGTTAATCTCAACAAAGTTTCCTACGTTTATTTGATTAGCAACATCTTGAATTACGGCTTCATTAATAATTCCATCTACTCTACACATTCTTACTCTGTAGAACTCTAATTCTCCTGAGCCGGGACAATTACAATCATTTAAGAAGTATGTAAGATTACCTGTTAAAGCAGTAATAGCTCCCGCACAAATAGTAGTGGTGTTACCGGGATTTACAGTTAGTTGGTCAGCAGCTCCATTACAATCAATATAGAACATAGTAGCGGCTGCTCCAATATTATTAGATACTGTGTATTGTTGACACAACTGAGTACAGTTAGTAATATCGGGACGAGGCTGCGAAAGTGTAGCAGTTGTTGGGTCTGTTGTTTCAGCTATTACTTCAAATACACAATTAGGGAAACCGTTTAACTCAACGAAGTCACCTACTTGTAATCCTTGAGTTGTAGATATTACATACTCTACAAATTGAGAGTCTGCTCTACATTGTCTTACACGTAGATTAGAAGTAAAGTCTCCACATTCACAACACGCTGCAAAAGAGGTTGATGCATCATAACAAAGCTCTACTTCTTCAGCGTTTCTATAATCATAGATTAAATATAAATACTGACCGACAGTGTTTGGCATTACAAAAGTTGCTCTATAAGTATTACCTGCTCCTGTAATTGGTTGAGCATTGTTAGAAGCAGAAATTAAAGCAGATATATTAGCCGGAGTATTAACGTATAAAGTGTTCGTTCTTAAATATCTAAAGTTGTCTACTGCGGGGTCAAATAAAAAGTCATCACCCGGTGCTATACGATTGCTTATAATTCTTACTGATGCACCATCCGGTGGTGCAATAGAACCTTGAGAACCACTCACTACCGTGTACTGAGAAATTAACGGTTGAGAAGTTCCTGAAGCCAATGTGATACCCACACTTGTGGTTGGTGATTGTACCACTCCATCATTCCAATCATATTCGTTATGTATCTTTTGTCCTGCGTCCTGATTTTTAGAAACACAAACTTGAATGATAGTAATTACCTCACCTTCAGGACAAGAAACTGTAACATCTAATACAACATTACCACCACCTGCCATTCCAATAAATACATCAACTTTATCAGGAGTGACAACATTTTTATTAATAGTCAAAGTACCACTTACGGCAGTATCTCCACTATCAACAGGGACTCCGTTAAAAACTGACAGTACACTAAAGTCATCACCGCTTCCTCCAACTACCGTCCAACTTACCTCTACATCTCCTACTGCACTTCCAACATCAACACAGAAAGCGGATGGATTCCCCACACTTATGTTTAATGTACGAGTTATTCCACACTCTATACATTCTACTATTTCCGGTAATAATTCTTCGTTGGAACTTAAAACATACTCGTTCATATAAGGGTCATAGCCACCAAGTTTTTGAGTATTAAAATTATCAATAAACAAATCTCTAAACCAAGACCTCATTCCTGCTTCAGATATAACAGTAAGTTGTTCGTTTTGTGCTGAGGTTCCTTTTAATTGTAATACGGCACCTCTTTTTGCATCCGTAAAAAACTTATTGCTACCCCATTTTGCATAACTTTCAGGGTTAAAACTTATACCATATTCTTCTATACGAGCTATCTGTGTACCTAACACCTCAGGCACAGATGTTACTGCTCCACCACCGACTGCATCAGTCAACAAGTTTTTACCTGCTAATACATAAGATATCTTATCTTCTTGTAAGCAAAGAATATCAGTCTCTCTACCATCTAATTTCATTACAAGACCGAACTCTTCCTCTAACGCTTTAAAGTTTAATAGTCCTAAATTAAACTCATTTAGCTTATTGACATTTGATTCATCATTAAATACACCACTATAAGTGAGGTCAGCAAATCGGTGTATTTCTTTATATTCTTGTTGTGATGTACTTGTGACTTGATTGCCAAGAGTTAAAACTTTTCCGGCAATCTCATCTAATATTTGAAAACTTTCAATTCCGTTTCCAAATGAATAACAATTAAAAAATGATGTGTTTATTACGGCATCATTGTTTCCACCAAAACCGCCAAACTGATTAGTTACATTTCCTATATGAGCACCTTCAGGTAAATTAAAAGAATCAATAGTTATATTTGAATTATCTACCGGAGGTGTCGAAGGACTTGTTACCATTGTACCACACAAGCCTACTATTCCATTAACTGCATTAGAGGGTGATACTACTACTGAATCCGGTTCTCCGTTAATATCAGTGTAATCAAATTGAATAGGGTTAGGCTCATCTGCATCTACAGAAACATCAAACTCACACACACCTTCTCCGGCTATTGGGAATGAATCTGAGCTGATATACCATATATCAGGTGTCGCATCAACAGGCTTAGTTTCAAAAGCCACAAACGCAGTGGTTCTAATAACTTCAATTTCTACTTTTAGTTTTACATTTTTCTTTTTGCCACTGTAACCTTCTGAACTTCTAACAATAAAATACAATGCACCGGCAGGACTTAAATTACTATTAAATTGAGTGAATATTGCACAACAATTACAACTTGGAAAATTTGCATTTATTGCAGGATTATAGTTAATACCGGTTACCCCTGTACCACTATCCGTTCCTAAATTATCTAAAGCTGCAGCCGCATTGTCTCCATCAAACCAATCCTTGAAATTTTGATAATCCTGAGAAGCGGTAAACTCTGCTTCTACAAAATACTCTCTACGGGGAGTATTACCTTTTCCTTGTCTAAAATTATCAATTTTAATTCTAATCTTACTTCCTGCAGGTATGTCATAATTATCAGCAACCCCTGCACTATCAGTTACAAAAACAGGATAATAAACTGTTCTACATCCACTTCCACTACTACTTCTTTCTCCATAATTTACTACTGCATTTTCCTCAAAATTAGCCGAAAAATTATTAGCTCTCATTTTCATATACACCCCTGAAGGTATAGGAATCTCAGTAGTAGTTCCGGGTATCAGTGGAGGATTCTCATCTCCTAAAAAATCTCTTAGTTGTGACTTCTTCTCTAATACAGTAGCAAAAGCACATCTATTAAGAGGTCCCGTAGTGTCTGTTTTTACTTGAAGAATATCACCCTCTTGAACTTTTTGTGCATTTTGACCTTCTAATAAAAAGTAAGTAGCTTGTGTAAGTGGGTCGGTAAAAAAGAAAGAGCTATATATATTAAAGTAATCTTGTTTATCTTGTTTTATGCAGAACTTATATCGCTTTGCCCAAGCCGGTGCTATTTGTGTAGTTGGTATTGTAGCTTGAATAAAGTTTTTTGAAGTTGATTCTGCACAAGGTACGTGAACGGTATTGTTTTGACTTACTAAAGCCGTAGAGGCTCTATTAAACTCATCCATATATATCATTCCTACCTCATAACCTCTATTGCTTTTTAGAGACTTAGGGTCACCAACGCTTTGATATGTTAAAGTAGCACCTGTTACTTGATAGTATTCATAGGCTTCTTGAGTTATATTAACTCCTGTTGGGTCGTCTACAAAACGCATTGCGTTCAACTGAATACCCAAGTTAGCAACACCCTGATTTGCTGCAATTAAAAGAGGTTGTCCGGGTCCTGTTCTACCACTTTCAAATTTTGTTAATGTGTCTAAAGTGTTTGGAATAATACAATTAAAATCATCAGTCACACTTGTCCCATCACACGCATCCACAACAGGCTCTATATCCACTATGTTTCCTATAAAATCTATAAACTCTTGACTCGATGCTAAATCAAAAGTATTATTGTAATTACGAGGTAGAATAAATAAAAAGTTAATAGTTGATTGAGGTGTAGTGGCAGTAGGCTGATTTGGTCCTTGAAATGAACTGTGTATGAAATTAATTTCAAAATCTAACGAAGCTCCTGCAATTAAATCTAAGCTATCAATATCTAAAAATAAAGCGATAGAGTTTGGTTCAAGAGTAGGCACACCATTAAAACCAAAAGTGTAAGCACCTGATGCAGTTATATGTTCTACAGTTTCTAAGCCTATACTTTCCGAAATTCTGTCTACTGTATAGTTAAGTTGAACCGGACCACCGGCAGGAGTAATTAAATCATACTGCTCTAAATAATTTCCATAGATTAATCTATTCCCCATTAATGTCTGTGCTTGTGCAAGACGAGGTACGTTATCATAAAGTCTTAATATCTCACTGTTTGGGAGAACAGTAAAAACTTTGCTATCTGAAAAATCATACGTATATTCGGTGTTATCAGCAATATTAAGTTGAGCTTTATCCAACCTTTCTATAACATATATGACTCCGCTATTCATATCCTTCCACAACAACTCAACAGAAGTTACCAATGGACCACCTGAATTATAGGAGATTTGAGCAAAATTTATAGCGTTTAACATCCCATCATTTAACCCTACACCAAAATCAAATCTAAATGATTTCGGTACAAATGCAGGTTCTGAAAATTGTGATGGAGCAGAATACTCTCTATCTGCATATTGATATCTATATCCAAAACAAACAAACCTGTCTTCTAAAAAATTATTTTGAGAAGACACTGCAGATAATGTTAAGGACGGAGAAGTTCTTGGTGGTTTTTTAATTACAAGTAATGATTCCGCAGTAAATCCATCAATGTTGCCAACAGGGTTGGGATAGTTTCTATTTACATTAATAAATCGAGGTGGATTAAAATTATCTGTAAAATATAAAAGTTCTTCATCAACAAGGTTAATTCCGGTTATCAAATAAGCAGGATTGAAATTTAATGTTGTTGTACTAAGACTTCCATCACTTACGCTTATAACGTGGTATGTAAGAACATTGGTTTGTACATTAAGTGAGACTATTAAATCAAGTTTATTTGTGGGACTCGATACAAAATTATTATCGTGAACAAACCAATAAATAGTTTCGTTACCGCCATCCTCAAAAGCACCAATACATTTGGCATTACTTGATAAAGGATTACCATCAAATTCTAATGTAGTCAAAGGAATATTACCTTTGGTGTTCTCCACAGAACCAACTTCAGTTTCTTCGGTAGAACCCAATCTAACATTTAACGCATCAACATACTGACCGTTAGGTAAAAGCCTTTCATCAAGACTTTTATTCATTACACCTGCTATAAAATTCCTTTGCAAATTTGCCATATTACTTCAGCCATTTGTCCTTGCCTCTCATATTCATCAAGAGTCTGCCGGGATGTATGTTACTAATTCTTATTTTTGCATTTCTTAATAAAGCACTTTTTCTTTTACGTGCTCTTGCAACAATATATTCTTGCACACCTTTTTTTGAATTAAGAATAGCATATTCAATGTAAGCGTATATGTACTCTTCAAATAATTTATTTACAGTTATAGAGCTTATATCTCCATTTTCCATTCCATCAGAAACGTATTCTAATACTATTGATTCATTAGCTACGTGAGAACTAAAATTAATTACCCCTGCTTTTTTGTCAATACTAAATGTAGGATTTGCATTAGCCGTTTCTGTATTTAATCCATATCGTGCACCGATTCTATAATCAAAATACCAATAACCATCACAACAATAACCCATCATTCCATCAAACGGACTATTAGAGTTTAGGTAAATACTTTTTTCTCCACCTGTAATTCTATCAAAGTCTAACTCTGAATATTGTGGACTCAATGCTTCTCCTGTGTGGTCGAATAATATTCTACAATCATTGTCTTGAAGGTATGCACTACTCCAATTAGTTTGAATGTTTTCTGTTAATGGAAAAAGTAATCCATCTTTATGCATTGATATTCTAACCCAATTCACATAGTCAGATGGTAGCACATATCTTAGCGTGTTACACACAGTTAACTGTAGTATTTTAATTTCTTTGAATGCATCGTAGTTTAGTTCCTGTATACCACGTTTTGCGTGAAACAAAACCTTATATCTTTCTTCATTGTTTACAAGACTGTGGTTACCCGAATACATCAACATAAAGTTGTTTACAATGTCATATAAAGACACATATTGATAGGAACCCCAATTTGCATTTTCAGGTTGGTTTCCACCATTTTCGTAATACTGATATTGTGATATATAAGGCATAGTTTATTTATTTTTCGTCTTGGTCTTCTTTTGCTTCTAATGCTTGTCCAAACTGAACGGCTGCAACTTCTCTGATTGACATACCTGCATATTGTAATATTTTTAAAACCAACGTAGGTTCATCTGATATTGATAACTCAAAATCTTGAAAGTCAGGTTGTGATTGGTCAAATGCCGGTTCACCTCCAACTAAGTTTACATAAGTCCATTTTGGGTCAAACGGATATCTTATGTATTGACATTGTACTGCTCCAACAGTATTAATACTTGCGGGAAACAAAGTGAGTAATGGTTCTTGCTGAGTGTATGCAGGAAACAAAGTAGATGGTGCAGTCAACATTGAATTATTCAGCATAGTAATTTTACTCTGCGTAACTTTTTCTGCTTCATTTACTATAGCATCATCATATATAGCATATCCTTCAGGAGATGCAGTAAAAATATCAGCAACAGTTCCGTCTTCATTAATTAACTCTAACTCTTGTGAGTTGATTACTTGACCCACAAAAGCCACCTGTCCTGTTGTGGTATTAGCAACTATATCTCCTACCTGAACTCCATCCGCCACAAAATCTGCTGAAACTAAATCGTCTAACTGACCGGGTGTTACGGCACTGTTCACTCCTGAAGCTAATAGTCTTGTGTAAGCTAAAACCTTATTCAGTAAATAGTAATTATCATTAGTAGTAATAGGACTCGGTGTAAAGAACTTGTTGTTAAACTGATGAGCTAAAAACTTAGTTTCAGAAAATATATTAATCACCTCTTCATAACCTTTAGTTATGTCCGCATATCCTGTACCGGATGTCCCAACATTTTCTTTGTTAAGTTGGTAGTTATACTGATAAAAGTAATCTTCAAATATATCTAACTGAGCTTGTTTAGCATACAAGTTAAAATCCGCAGGTGAAATATATCCGTAATTATTTTTATTAAGTATAGATAATACTGTGTTTCTTACCGAGTTTATCATCTTTCAATACTTTGTTACAAAGATAAGCAAAAAAAAAAGAGGACTCTTTTTGAGTCCCCTTCTTAGATTATCGACTAAAACGAGTCTTATGAAATCGTTGTTATCGCTTGACTTAGAGTCACGTCAATGGTTGCGTCAGTATAACCTTGTCCCCAAACACTTACAAGAGCAGACTCGATTGCCGTCTTATCTG